TGCTCGTATAAGAGCCCAGCAGAGCCTGCGAGACTGGCGCGTTTTCGATCCGCCATTGCTCAGTCCCGCTTACCTCAAGAACGCGCAGGCAATTGACAGGCAGCGGAAACACCGCCGTGAAATCCCAGTCTGGAACAAACGCAGGGATTGCAGCGTCTCTGGATTTCAGCGTGGCTCGAGTGGTGACCGAATTCCAAGAGTGTTCGCGCAAAACAGCTTTGCGGACGAACGGCCAAGAGTTCACAACGACTCGAGCTCGCTCGTGCGTCGGAGTCGACCACTCACCAGACGTGATCGTCTCCGCTCCGACTCTCGTCAGCGCCTGATTGGCGATTTCCAGATCAGTCGCCACAGCCCGCTATCGCCCGATCAAATCCATGTTCTGGATAATGAACACCTTGAGCCTGTCAAAAGCCGCCGAGATCTCGGTCGGGTCCGACGCATCGTCAAACCTCACTTGGATGTTGTGGCGGTTGTAAGCTGCGGCTCCAGGCGCAATAACCGTGAAGCTTGAGTTGCTCGTCACGTCGTTGTAGACGATCGACGATTGGATGCCGTCGCCGACATTCGGGCCGTTGTTGATTCCGTAGGGCATTGCCAGATCTCCTACTTGCGAGCGTCGTTGAGCATCTGCAGGACGGCCAGCTCGGCGCGTTCCAACGCTGCGATGGTTTCTGCGCTTGAAGCAAACGGCGTGAAACCCAAATCCAGCACGTTCGGCGGCTGTGCAGACGTGCTGCTGGCAGAGCTTTTGATCGTTTCAATGTCTCGGCTGCCGTTTGCCGAAATGAGGAAATCGGCCATGTTTGACCCTCCAAAAAGTGGCCAAGCCCCGGCGCAGACGTTGATAAGCCCAAAAACGTCTGCGCCGGAGCGAGACCAGGGGGACTAGTCGCCCGCGGTGTAGTCCATCTCGAGCACGATGGTGCCCGAAGCGGAACCGGCGGCGACCAGATCTGCCGTAACCACGTAGGTCTTGAACGGATCGTCCGACAGGCCGAGAAGCTGATACACCGGCTTGCCAAGCGTATCGATGTTCAGCGCCGAGTTCGTGCCCACGCGCTTTTCCTGGCGAACCAGAGGCCCCGTCAACGTCTGCGCGTCGTCGAACAGATTCTCGTCCACGTCGGTGCCATCCTCGAGCCGCAGCCCGAAATTGACATCGCTCGCGCCGGTCAGCGCGTCGCAGGAGAGAAGCAGCGAGTCCACGTAGTCGCCGGAGCGAATCGTGAAAAACCGAATCACGTCGTTGTTCGACTGAGTGCCGTCGAGCTCGACCACCACGCGCTTGCGCCGCTTTCGAGCTCCGCTTGCGGCGACATTCACCGTGACGCCAATCTGAGAGGAATCAATATTGGCCATTTGTTTTGGCCTCCGTTTGAGTGGGCAGGCAGCCCCTCAGCACGACTCCGCACTAAGGGGCTACCACCCGTTCAGTCGAGCCTACGGCTCGTCGCAGACGATCTCGACCAGCTTCTTCTCTTCGACGCGCGTCGCGCCGACCGTGATCGAGGTGTAGACCTGCGTCGCGTACGACTTGTCGGTTCGCTCGTCCACTCGCCCCGTCACGTCGCCGAAGATGCCGAGAGCCAGCCCCGACCGGGCAAACGCCATGCACCGCCGATCCGACGATCCGTTGAACGGCAGCAGCTCGGTGGTGATGAAGTTGAAGCCCATGAACGATCGGATTCGACCATCGACCAGAACCGGCGTGGTGTTGTAGTCCGCGCTGGCCGCCAGGGTTTCGCCCAGCAGATCGTCGTGCTGCGCGCCGGTCATGACGACGAAGAGCTCCTCGTTGTCGATGTCCACCTCAGCCTTCATGAGGGCCTTTTTGGCCGCCCGCAGCTTCGACACGGTCATGCCGTTAGCACCCGCCGAATCGATGATGTGGGTGGGGTTGGCCGTCGTGAACGTGTCCCAGACGACCGTCGTGCCCTTGTCCTCGCCCGTCTTCGACGAGCCAAAAGCCGCGTTGATGATGATCTGATCGCAGGCTCGGTTCGCCGCCGCTGCGCCGTTCTCGACGTAGGGGCTGCGGAAGTCTGCGATCGTGCGAAGGAAATCGTGCCGATCGATGAGCTGCGCGCCGTGCTTCGTCACCGGCTCAAGCCAACGCACGTCGTGCGGCGTGTTCAGGATCGGCGTGTCGCCCTCGCGGACCCAGTCCGAAAGCGTGACCGAACCGATCTGCTGAACCGGCTGGGCAGCCTTGCCGGTGTAGGAGTTGGACCGGACAGCGGTGCGCAGACGGCTCTGCTGCTGCTGGAGAAGAAGCTCTACATTGCTGGCATATTGCTCGGAATGAGCAACGGTAATCTCGGAAGACATTTGTCACCTCGTTAGTAAAAGTCAAAAACCAATTTGGGTTTTGGCTTGTCCGCACAAGGCGGGGCCGGACGCGAATCGCGTGTCAGGCCCTCAAGTCAATCTGCTCCGGCCCTTGCGGGTTATCAGAGCGCTCGCGACTCAGCGAGGGTTGTCTTCCACTTCCACAAGTGTACCGCGTGTTTAACCAGCAGCGGCTTCTTGGATCTTGTTCCATTCCTCAATCGCCTGAACGTCGCCGTCGAACATGCGCTTTCGGAAGTTGTCGTCTTTGATCAGCAGGCTGCGACGCTTGCGCGCCACTTCTTGACTCATCTGGCCCATCGATCCCAAGCTGTCGCCGTCGTTGACCACGGCTTTCTCAGTCGTGGCCGCTGCCACCGTGCTCAGAATCTTCACAGCTTTCTTGACGCCGATGGCTTGCGTCAACTGCCTTGAGTCGTCCTGCGTAAAACCCAGAGCTTGGATTCCACGCTTGACCATGGCGTCGAATTCTTTGGGTGTTTTCCCGTATTCCGCCATCACCTCTTTCGATTCCTGCGCCACCTGCGCCGCAAACTGCGCTTCGCTGTGCGAGCGTTCGGAATCGATAAGCTGACTGGTGATCATCGCGAGCTGGGCGCGCTGAGCCGGCGTGAGTCCGATCTGATGCGCAATCCGATTGACCTCATCCAGCGGCATTGCCTGACCGTCGGCAGTTTGCACCTCGAGCTCGGGATAGCCAGACGCTTCCTGCGGGACTCCGATCTTTGCCCGGAATTCCGACACCTGCTCTTCGTTGTCCCAATCCGGCACTTGGATCGCGTCGGTCGGATCGCCACCAATCCGCTGAACAGCGTGTTTGTACGAGTTCAGGATTGCAGCGGGGTCTTTCCACCCCTTATTTTCAATGTACGCTCGATCTTCGATGCTGTAGCCGTCGAGCCATCCAGAGGCGTTCTGGGGCTCTGAAACGCCCTGAGACTCCACGGGACTGTCAACCGGCTCTGCGATCGACCCTGAGCCGAAATCCACGCCCAGCGCCGCTCCAGCGCTTTCTAGACCGCCTGATGCCGCAGCCTCTCCGCTGCCACCCGCTGCGCTCGTTTCCTCACTCATTTGCCCCCCCCTATCGATCGGACACTTCCTGCTGAATGTCTCGCAGATCCTGCTCTGTCAGACTCAGCACGTCTTGAATGATCATCCACACCTGACGCCGGCCCTCGGTCACCGCCATTGACCAGGGGTCGCCCTCAAACGTCGTGCGAGTTGCTCGGCAGGCGTCTGCCAAATGCGCCAAAACCAAGCTGCCCTGCGGCCCTCTAAAGACCGAGGCATAGGCGTCGCGCACGTCGCGAGGCGCAAACGCCTCTCGAGCTCGTTCGTTCAGGCTCAAACAATCGCCTCGCCGTTACCCATTGCCGAAATTTCTCGCATTGCCTTTGCCGCCTGCGGAGCCTGGCTAAGCATTTGCGTTTCCGCGGCCTGCTGCTTGGCCTGCATGTCGAGCTCTTCGTACTCTGTTTCGGTGCGGACAAGCTTGCTCGGAACGCCCAGCGTATCGCTGACGTGCCGAATCAGTTTGTCGTTTTTCCACATCTGCAAGAGCGTCGGGTCAGACTGAATAAACGGCAGAGCCACCTCGACTGCACGCTGTATGCCCAGAATCTCGTCGCTCTTCTGCATGCGCGTCGCGCTCGATTCGTACTCGATTTCGTACTCGCCTTGCGCCTCGATCAGCTCGCCTGGCATCGGGTCCAGCGCGTTCGTCCGAATGGCGATGGCAATCTCTCGAGCGATAAGCGGGCCGAGAAGCTCACTCTGCTGGCGTCCAATCACGGGAGTGAGAAACTGCGCTTTCTCTTTCTCGCGAGACAGCACTTCGGTCGCCGTCATCTGGACGCGATCTCGCACGAGGATGTCGTACAACGAAACACCCAGCGCGTCGCGAATGTTCTGCCGCAGGAATTCCATCATCCCTTCGGTCATATCGAGACGGCCACCCGTCTGCAACGGCAGGATCTTCGGATTGCCCATCGCGTCTACACCGCCCACGGTGATGCCGCCTGGATTGATCCTGATCCGCTTGGAGCCTCGACCCAAAACCCCGTCGTCGGCTACCAGCAAAGGCGGATCGGCCACTTTGTGCCCAGACCGGATGAACGCCTTTTGCATCTCTTGCAGCGTCTTAATGTCGGGCAAAACCAGCATTGCCGGCCCACGGCCATACATTTCGTGGGGGTTGACGGTGTATCGGCTCCAGATGTACGGGAGTTCGTAGAACCCCCCGCGCTCGAGCACCGATTCCTCGTCGACCGAGATCTCGAGAGCCTCGTATTTCATTGAGGTCTTTTTGCCGTACTCGTAATCGTCGCTGGGTTTGACCACCGACAAATACGTGTGCTTTGCGAACGGATTCTCGTCCTTTGCATCGCGTGCGCACTTCGGGGCCTTGTCTCCCCACCGCCGACAAGCCGCTCTCGCAGTCAGCTCGTACTCTCGATAGATCGAGTCCACGTTGCCTTCGTGGTCGGTGTCGATCCACGCAGAGCCGACGTGTATTTGCTGATAGCGAGTCGCGCCCTCTGCGGTTTCTTCGACCAGCAAGCAAGCGTTGCCGTAGGCCAGATTGCTCTTCCAAACCTCGTGAACCTGCCCGTAGAACCGCGCAGCCGGTGCGTTTCGCCATCGAAACAGAACGTCGGTGGCTTGCTCAAACCAGCGCTTGACCGCAGGGATCTCGTTGAGCTGCTCGTCGGATGCGACCAGCCGATGCCATCGCTCGGTCCTGGGCGTAAGAAACGACTCAAGCGCTGCCGCGCCTTTCTCAAGCGCCAACGCTGCCGTTGCTTCGTAGATCTTCTCGGTCGTTTTCTCGCCCGGCGAATGCCGATACGTAAAATCGCCGCCGTCGGGCCAGACCAGATCTTTGACCTGCTGCCATTGGTCGTCGAAGTTCGTGCGTCGGCCCTTGAGCTCGTTCACGCGCTTCTTGCACTCAAGCGCCTGGTTTGAATCAGACCCGTGCATTAGTACCCACCGCCCAGCGTCGAGCGCGCTGTGTTGGCAGCCATCGCGGAGCCCAAGGTACTGCGGACTGCAGCGCGAGAAGACTGAGCCCTGCGTCGCCGCTCAGCGTCTCGAGCCGCCAAAGCCGACCCCGTGTCTGCCGTTGCCGCAGGCGGCATCGACGCCGGCTGCGGTGCAAGACCCATTGCAAGACCCGTCGTCCCGCCAGCCACCGCAAGAGGAACCGCAGCCTCCTTGGCTAGCTCTGTCGCCTTCTGCGCCATCGTTTGCTGCGCTGCCTGCTGTCCGGCCTCTTGAGCGACTGCGCCCGCGCCACCCCCAGCGCCCCCAGCACCTGCTCCCGGAACACCACCAGACGCTGGTGCAGTCATAGCCGTGCCGGCAGCTTGGCCAGGCGCTTGAACTGCGGTTTGAGTTGCGGTTTGGGTTGCGGCTTCCGTACCGGCTGTCGCGCCCGGTCCAGCGATTGCGCCACCTGCGCCGCCCGCAACCGCGCCCAAGCCGGCACCGATCCCGACATTTTTGAAGACATCGCCGACCGATTCGCCCTTGGCCGCGCTCACCGTGCCCGATGTTGCGCCGCCAATGGCAGCTCCGATGATTGCAGCCTCTACAATTCCACCCACGGCGCACTCCCTCTACAGGCGAACGGTCACGAAAAACATTTCGTCGTTGAGCTCGGCAATACTTTCAAGCCCGATCTGATCAGAATGCCTGCGGTTCCAGATGTCAACGTATCTAAGAATATACTCCACCAGTTTTGCCGGAACGGCTGCGTGGATATGGTCAAAGTCCCTTTTGCGCGTTTCGGTAATGACGTGATCTACCCACCGCCGCACATCCCAGCGCTTGCGAGATTGCGGCCTGACCACGTAATGCACGCCAATGCCGCCACAATCCAAACCGGTGATCTCGATCCACCAAATCATCAAGATCTCGTGATCTTGGGTTTCGGCAAACCAAATCCCGTCTTCTATCTCGTGCTCGGCTATTTCTCGAGGGAAGCCCCAGAGCGCAGCAATCTCGCTGCCAAACTTGGCCACCCCTTCACCGTGCAACTGCATCAGCTCAGACATCAAAAATCCGCCGTCGTTTGTACAGGTTCGTACGGATCGTAATCGACCGGCATCAGCGCAGACCGGCCCTCGCCCTCGCCAAGGCACAGGTACTCGAGCGCCTCGACCGGATGGCTGTACTGATTCTTGTCGGGCTCTTCGGTGTACCGCTCGTCTCCGGTTTTGATGCGGCGATAGCAAAAGCCACCAGCCAGCCCCTTGCGCACCATCTTTGCTTTCGGACTGATCATCAATCCTGGCCTCAGATCGCCCAGAAGCCGGCGCAGCGGGTTGGCCACGCTTGCCCTCCGCAGGGTCACCTTGTTGCTCGGCGCAGGCTGACACGGCACTCCAGCCGCTACCAGAACTTGGCGCGGCGTGTCTTCGGTCGCCTGCCCCTTGGCGTCGCCGGCAGGATCGCTCCAGCCTCGGACTCGAGCGTTCGGATAGTTTGCGTGGATGTACGACCGGAGCTCGGGGCCGAAGACGGCTTGCGACATATCGTCCGAGACAAACTCGTCGATGACCGTGATCCGACCCCAGGCGTCTCGCTGCGCGAGCACAGCGGCTGGCGTTCGACCAAAGTCAACGCCAATGATCAGCGGCAGATCTGGGTCAAACTGCACTTGAGTCGGCGTCACATGCAGGTGGTCGCGGAAATCGGGATGAACCGGCTTGCCATCGACGATGAACGAATACTCGTTGCCGAGCATGTTCGCGATCCAGTCGTCGGTCTTCCCACCCTGCAGGGCTCGTTCGTAGTAACCGTCTGGAAGGTTGGGCAGGTTCTCGGCGTCAGGGTTGGGCACCCAGATCTTCCGCCCGTGAACGTCCAGCTTGCCTGTGTCGATAACCCCACCAGGCTGTCGAAAGAAATGCCAGTCTGGCGAATCCGGGTCATGCGCGGCTTTGTAATACCAGTTGTCCTCGTCGGGCGCGTTGGTGTCGGCGATGATCCCGTGCCATGTGGCTCGCACGCCGCCGGCTACGTCCGAGGGATATCGGCCATGACGCAGATCGGCCAGCGCCACCACGTCACGCTGCAGCTCTTTCGCTTCGTTCAACCAAAAAGCCGTCGCTTGCACGCCGCGCAGCTTGCGGATTGCGTCTTCTCGATCGAGCGCATAGAAGATCACATCGCTCTCAACTCGCGTGCCGTCGTCTAGCTTGAATCGAGCTCGGAACGTCGGCGGATCGAGCCCGCCCATCGTCATCGTCCCAAAGTTCTCGTCAAACACTTCCCTGAAATCTCTGATCGTAGTGGTGGTCAGATCGGGGTAGGTGTTTCGGACAGCAATCCAACGACTTGGCCTGATCCCCTGGGCATTCGGCTCCTGCTCAATCATGCCCAGCAGAATGCGCAAGATCGCGGTGTAGGTCTTGCCAGAGCCCAACGGCCCCATAATGCCCGCAAACCGCGAGCGACAATCTAGGAACGCTTGGAGAGTCGGGTCGAGTTCTTCGATCTCGATCTGCAGATTCACGATGGAATCTCTTCTTCCACGTACTTGTTAACCTCGACCTCGTTCCAATCCGCGCCGTCAGCGCGCATCCTCGAGATAACCGCATGAACGCGACGCCTTGAGGTAAAGCGCATGTCGTCGAGCTCGCGTAGCCAAGGTGGAACCGGCAAGCGAAGCACGCGCAATGCCAGAATCTCACGCAGAGCCTGAACCCTGGGCGAAATCCGTTTACTCGCTTCGGTCTGCGTCGGCGGACCTGTCTTCTTTCTTCGACCTGCCATTTGCCCCCCTGCCGGAACCGAAACGCCGCACAGTCACAGTCTGCTCTTGTTTGACCTGCGCTTCGATTGCGTTCGGAATCAGCTTTTTGACCACGCCCATGAACACCGCCGGATCATCGCGCGCGACCTGCTTCAGATAACCAACCGGCCCCTCTGGATGTGATTCCTCGAGCGCTTGGCGCACCGCATCCCGCACCTCCTGGGTGTACTTATTCGGCGTGCCTTTCTTGCGCCCGCCGTATTTCGGATGCCCTTTTTCGTACGGCAAAACTATTTCCCACCACTTTGGTTCTCTGCTCTTCAAGCCACCGATCTCGAGCGCATGTATGGCAATACACCCATTCCGGTTGATTTCGCCACCAATGATAGCGTTGGCTCGTGAACAGATTTGAGCAACGTGCGCAGACAGTCGTCAAAATCGACACTTCATTGCAGTTCTTATTCTTCATCCATCGTCGCTTTCGTGCTGAGCCCACCAAGGCACGCCTTGCAGCTCGTCGTGCAATCGTTGCTTGTCGGTCGAGCTCAGATTGTTCACAACCTGGACCCGTTTGCGGACCTGTTTCAAAAACTCTGACCAGCTCAAACCGTCGGGATCATCAAAGCTGAAATCAATCATCTGCAACGGCACGCACAATCACCCGCACTCGACCCTCCCCCCGCTTGGCCGCTTCCCAACGAAACGTCGGGCTGCCCACCACCGAAGGCCGATCGTCCTCAAGAATTTCCAGATTCACTAAGGCATCGATGATTGCCTTGAAACTCGACGCCAGATTGTCTCGATCAGGCTCTCGAGTGCTGTAGCGAATGCACTCGAGCTCGGCTTTAGACAAAGGCTGATCGGGCACGTAATGATCAGCCAGCACCAAATCTGACACCAGCTTGTGCCACGCTTTTTTTTGCGCGTAGCGTGTCCGCCAATGGCCTTTGGCTGCGGCAACTTGGAGGTCGGGCAGCTTCGGAATGGTCACGTCGAGCAGATAACTCAAACCCGCTTGGCCTCTTCTTTCTGCTCGCGCACCATGATCAGCCAGTCCAGATGATTTTCGACGAGATCGAATAGGAATTTCGGTTCGATGCTCCACACGCCCGCGATCGATCCGCCGGCTACAAACAGACCCGCCTCGTTCCGCTCCGCAATGGGTTCCGATCCGTTCGACATGACAACGCCCGCAGCACGCAGAATGCGGAGATGGTGCTGCACAGTTTTGACATCAAGATGCGCAAATTCTGCAATCTCGCGCGTCTTGATCCCGTATTTGCTCGAGGCTACGGCCCTGAGCACGGCCAAACTTTTGCGGGTCGCACTACCGAATTCCAGCCGTTTCGGGCGCTCAACTTCCAAACGTCAACTCCTTCGCTTCATCGATTGCGAGCTCAATTTCCTGAATCAGCTCAGAAAACAGATCAATCCTGGCTTTGTTTGACCACTCGCTTTGAACTGGGCCAATCTCATCTTCAATCCGACGCATCATGCGTTTGGCCCGTGATTTCAAGGCTTGCGTTCTACTTGTAGATGACTGCATTGCTGTGTGATTCAAAGACTCTGAAGTGTGTTCAGATGGATCCCCGAAGAGACGAATCCCGAATCCCGCGATGCAAAGCATCAACTCGAGTTTCGTCCCCCGGCGCTCAGATTGGAGAGCCCCATCGGCAGGGCAGGGGCTGCTCCCGGCCTGCTGGTCGTTCTACTTCCGCGCCACAATAAGCCTGGCGCTCCATCACCCCTCAACGACTTCGACGCGGGGTTGCACCTGCAATGGACTTCCACCCAACCCGCTGCTGGTAAGTGCATTGACGATCGAGCCCAGCAGCCCACTCGATCGCGCGAGAGCAGCTTAGCTAACTGACCGCAGCCTGCCCTCCCGATTTGCGCGCGCCGCGTTCAGGCGCTCTTGTGCGGCCTTCTGACGCGCTTTGACCTGCTCCTCGTGCGACAGCGGCTTTTGCCACGGGCCGTCCATTCCCAGCTCAATCCGGCCCTCAAGCTTCTCAAAACGGAACACGCTCTCGGGCGTGAACCATTGACGCGGATCAAAGCCGTTACGCTCGTCCAGACCCTTGTGGAAATGAACGTAGCCGTGAACCGCGCTGACCAGATCCTCAGTCGAGTACTCCTCTGCGAGCCTCTCGATGAGCCGCTTGCGAGCGCCGCGCAGCGTCGGGGTCACCCGCTTGCCGTAGTGGCCGAAAGCCTCCACCACCTGAGGCCAATCAATCCCGTTCATTGCCACCCCCGTCCAGCTTCAGAATATCCGACGCGCCCACCGCGGACAGCTCGTACCGGCTAGCCATGCAATTTTGCCGCGTCACGCCGGCCTGATCGACGACGACCACTCGACCCTCTCGTTTGAGATCGCTCAAGCGCTTCCAGGCGCTCGACTCGCTGATGTTCGCCGCGCGAGCGACCTCCTCAAAGGTCATTGGGCCACCCCATCGGACAGCGAGCACGCGCAGAATAGACGCTTTCGCTGAGCCGGCGCGCAAGGCCGTGCGCTCTGCCGCAGCCTTCGAGGTTTCGGGATCGTTCACGCGCGCGTGAGAATTGATCCAATCAATCTGCTCGTTCATCGTCTCCCCCCTTGTTGTGACCGGATCTGTCACACTCAAGCTGCCAATCCATGACTTCTGACGCAGAAATCTCTCCCGCCGTCATCGCCTCCCAGCCTCGAGCTCGAGACCAGGAAGCGCGCGTCAAGCCTAAGACGAGCTTGCGCCCCACGGTCTGAGGGATCTCGAGGCGGTCAAAAACGTCTTTTCTTTTGAGGCCATGTGCCTGCGCAAAACGCAGGATCGGATGTGTTTTTTGCATTGAGCACTCATAATGAACAAATCAAAAGAATTCAATACCACCCCCAAGGGAGGGGACGTAAGTATGTTTTTTCAGTCGATTTGAGCGCACTTAAGTCCCCAACGCTTTTGAGGGACATAGGTCTGCTTTTCAGCTCGATTTGAGCGCACCTAAGTCCCCAAACTGCAAATCAGTTGGTCCCCTTGATCCCCTTTCACGCCCGCCCACGCCCGCCCAAATTGGCTGGGCGAGCGTCACTCCCCGCGGGGTTGCGCGCTGGTCGAAATTCTTTCGCTGAAGTCGAAATTCCTGTTGCGCCGCGAGCATAGGTATTGTTCACTTCGTGTGAACAAAGCAGGACACCCAATGGCACAACCCAAACTCAGCTATCACGAACCTGCAATCGTTTCGTTTGACTGCGAAACAGCCGAGGTTCATTTCTTCGACGACGACGGCGAGCTGCACAAAATTTCGGTGGCTCACGATCACGGCATCGACGCATTCGTGATCGACGCTGGATTGACTGACGCTGAAGAGGAGCGTGCAATCGAGATCTTTGAACGATGGCAGCCCGGCTGCGGACACTTGGAGGATTAGACCAATGAGTACCCAACACAAAAAAACGGAGGCTCTGAGAAAGCAAATGATTGCGAAACTCGATGTCGAGTTGAAAGACGCGCGTTTTACGGCTGACTCAAACGCCATGCACGCATCTCTCTTGTTGCATGAAGCTGGAAATAAGATTTTGAAGCGCTATTCCGCGCCGGCTTGCAACGCGCACGAAGCTCTTCGTGAGGCTGAGCATGCAATCAAAGTTTTGAAGTCGAGTTTGGATTGGCTTCAGCGCGAGCTTGATTTGCAAAAAGTAATCAACAAGCTCGAGGACGCGCACAATGAAGCTTGACGAACAGCCTTCTCGTTGGTTCCAAGACTCTGAGCGGCAGCTCGACATCGAAGAGGCATTGGATGAGATTTTTGGTGAGCAAGACCCGTGGTGGTTTGCGATCGCCGACGCCGTCGGGATCATCTTGGTGGTGATTTGGTTCGGTTTGCTCTGCGCAGCGTGCTCTGCTGTGCTAGCAAGCTAGTCAACAAAAGGAGGCCCACGTGGCACAAAACATTGCTCGCATTATGGTGAGCGGACGCATCGGTCGAGATGCTGAAACCAAGACAATCGGTCAATCCACCGTCACAGAGTTTAGCTTGGCAAACCAGCCGAGCCGGCAGGCAGAGGTGCCGACTTGGTTTCGCTGCTCAGTTTGGGGCAAGCGCGGGTCGGCGCTCGAGCATCTGCTGAAGAAGGGAGCCGCGGTGACTGTGGTCGGATCGTTTTCCGCACGTCAGTACGACTCAAAAGGCGAAAGCAAAACTTCGCTTGAGATCCGCGCTGACGATCTTGAGATCACGAAGTACGTAGAGTCCGACAGCCCGAAGATGCCGCGCCAGCAGGACGGCATCGAAGACCAAGAGATCCCGTTTTAGGCTACCCAGCCTCCTCCGGTGGAGCGGGTCTGGGTAGCCTCATTGGGAGCCCGCTCCACCACCTGGAGATCCCATCATGAAAAATCTGAACAGCGCTTTGATTTCGTTTCAGTCCGAATGCCCGTCGATCGCGTTCGACAGCATCAACCCTCATTTCAAAAGTCGTTTTGCGTCGCTTGCGGCGATTCATCGAGTGATCGATCCGATTTTGTCGAAGCACGGGCTGGGCGTGATGCAGTTTCCTGTGTCAGAAGAAGACAAGGCCGGCGTCATCACGCGCGTGATCCACGCGAGCGGTGAGTACATCGAATACAAGTTCACCGTTCCGCTTTCCAAGCACGATCCGCAAGGTGCGTGCGCGGCTGTGTCTTACGCCCGAAGGTATGGAATTTCGGGCGCACTTTGTCTGGTCACAGAAGAAGACGATGACGGCGAGTCTGCGTCTGGGCGGGGTTCTTTACCCGTCGTCAAGGAGCCCAGACGGCAGCGCAAAGCGCCGGCCATGAGCGCCGAAAGCCGAAATAAGGTGAAGCACGCAGCCAGCGTCCGCGCAAAAGAGATCGGTGACGATATCGGCGCAACGGAAATCATCGTTGAGATTGCAAAGCGCTTTGGATACAGCAGTCCGATTGAGCTGCTTGATTCTGATCTTGGTCGAACGATTTCTGCGATCCAGGAGTGGGAGCCGAAGTGAGACAGCCCAACCTTGACGACGTGACGATGGCTCGGCTCTGGGCTGAGCAGAAATGCGCGCCTGAACACAACCCGCTTGATTTGATGGAGTACAAACTCCTCGAGCTTTGGAGCGAGTACCACGCATCGACGAGCGCGTTTCATACGCGCCGGCAGACGCAAGCGGACGCTCGCATTCGCGAGCTCGAAACAGCATTGGGAAGCAGCAAATGCACATGTGCAGTTGAGGCTTATCATTGTCCCGTTCATTGGGAAGAATGAGCGGGGTTGGTGGAATTGATGGGCATCAAAAGAAAAAGTGGATTCGATGAATGAGCTGGCACTTTTCGCGGGCGCTGGTGGAGGAATACTCGGAAGCCGCTTGCTCGGATGGCGAACGGTCTGCGCTGTCGAGTTCGACCCATACGCACGAGACGTTTTGCTGGCACGCCAAAACGATGGATGCCTTGAGCCGTTCCCGGTCTGGGATGACGTGCGGACGTTTGATGGACGCGCATGGCGAGGCGTTGTTGACGTCGTTTCGGGAGGATTCCCGTGTCAGGACATCAGCGCAGCCGGTCAAGGCGCAGGAATTGCAGGCGAGAAGTCAGGACTGTGGTCAGAAATGGCGCGCATCATTTGCGACGTTCGACCCAGATACGCATTCATTGAGAACAGTCCAATGCTCACTTCTCGAGGATTCGACCGCGTACTCTGCGATATTGCCTCGATGGGGTTCGATGCTGAATGGGGAGTTGTCGGAGCGCACCATGCCGGCGCACCTCACAAGCGTGACCGGATCTGGATCTTGGCTTGCGACGCCCACAGCCACAGCGAATCAGTTGTCACCCTCGATGATGAAGCACCCAGGCTGTCAGGCGTGGCTGCCAACGCCCAGCGCATCAAGTTATGGGACGAATCAAGGCGGCGGCATGGGAAGAAAAGGCAAGGTGCGTCCCAGTTTGCAAACGATGGCACGAAAGAATTTGTGGCCGACGCCCAATTCAAGAGATTGGAAAGGGCCGCCGGGGGCGGGGACGATCGCGCGCGGAGGCAGGCAGTCGAGCCTTCCGGCGGCGGTAGCGCGCAATTTGTGGCCGACGCCGACGGCGCACAATGCGAAAGAGACGAACGCGCCATCCAAAGCGACGCGGAACACGCCGACGCTCGCCGCGCAGGTTGGTGGCAAACTGAACCCGACGTGGGTCGAGTGGCTGATGGGGTGGCCGCTCGGATGGACCGACTGCGGTGCATCGGCAACGGACAAGTTCCAAGCGTGGCTGCGCTCGCATGGCGCACGCTAATCAATCAAAGGGCTGGAATTAGGTAGAAGGACAGCCTGGAGAAGCCAGCGACATCTACGCGATGGGGCACGTTTGAGGGGGGTCTTGAACGTGTCGCTGGTATAAGCGCGGCCCAGAAGTCCTGGGTCGCGCTTTTTTTATCCACGCCAGCAAAAGCACGCACACAAGCAAACCCCCGGTGAACGTCGGCTCCGGCAGTACCACGCTCGTTTGGTTTGACCACTCGCTTTCAACCCCCACAGCGATGCTGCGCGACCGCAAAAACAATGCGTCGTCCGGCACAACCACCGTTGCTTGAAAGCAATCGACGCAAGGCTTTGCCGGCGATACGCCCGCGACCCACTCCCATTGCGTCGAACCCACGCGCTGGAATTGGAATTCCCACGACTCAATCAGGTCCGCGTCCGCTTGATGCCAACGCACAACCTGCTCACGCATTGCGCCTGTTCCGCACGCCATCGAGCCAGACGAACTTGTTCAGGGAATCAATCTCAATTTCCATGCGCTCTTCTTCGGAGATCCAACCGTCAAATGCAAGCTGATCTATGTAGTTGCTGAAATCTACGACCTCTTCGGCTGCTTCATGAGCCGCGTCACCAAAAAACGAATCGGCGTCTGACTGACGATATTCCGCGCGACCCCTCAACCAAGCGGAGCGCTTGCGGGCCTGAAATTCTTCGTACAGCTCTTCAATACCTTTGCTCGTCAATGTCACTTCCCCTCAAAGCTTTTGCTGTCGCTCCAGCCGTGGTGATCGTAAGCGTCCTGCATTCGCCCGTATCGAATCCAAAACTGGTCCCCGTGATAAAACCCAAGACCCTTGTCCCAGAGCTCTGCGTGCGCGTGAGCGGCTTCGTGGATCAGCGTCTCGACCGTGCTCTGCACAGTCGGGCAAGACTTCCGAGACAGCAGTATCACAAGAACTGATCCCCGTTCGACCACTCGACCGCAGAGTTGCTCTTCATCCTCATCACGCAGATCGTCTACCCATTCGAGCCGTTTCACGCGATCAAGTGGAAACTCGCTTTTCAGCCAGCGCAGCACTTGGACCGCCCGCTCAAAACGGTTTGTGGCTTTGGGCATTACTCATTGCCCCATATGGTGTAGACGTTGGCAACCTCGAGACGCTCGAGATCGACAGCGAACGCCACCTGAGCAGGAGGCTCTGAGGGCAGACCGAGATCGCGGCTGTAGCCGTTCGGCCCGACCAGCGAGCCGTTCGCAATCCCAAGCCCGCCTTGAAACACGTTGCGCTGATGGTGGTGGCCGATGCAAAGCGTGCGGAAATCGTAGTCAGAACGAAGGCGGCCTGCGGCGCGCAGGAACGGGACCGCGAGGCCCCCGACCCCACCGCCGTAGCGGATCGCGTGACCGTGATGGAACAGCATTTTGTAGCCGTGCAGGTCGAGCGGGAGAAACTCGGCCTGGGCAACGTGAAACTGAATCGAGTCGTCTGCAGCAAACCACGAAGCAAGATCGCGGTAGACCGGCTGCATGTGCGAGTAATCGCCCGCGTGGCCGGCCACCATCTTCGGCGTTGACCGATCGTGGTTCCCCCAAGAGGTCGGGACGACGAGCGGAACGTCGAGCTCGGCGCGCAGATAGGTGAGGATCTGAGCCAGCAGGTCGCGAATGAACTGAGCCTCGTCGGGCGGCGACAACTCGCAGGCGCGCTCAGACTTGTAGTGGAGCGAGTCGTTGACTAGGAAATCGCCGCCAAGCCACGTCACTACGCTCTGGATGTCGGAGTCCACCTGCTCGCGCTTCACAAGGGAGATGAGTGACCGCGCCCATTTCCACGCCCGCTCCTCGCCCACGTCCTGGTTGTGGACGTTCCCGCCAGATTGAGCCGCAGTTACAACCTCGCAGGTGTGCCAGTCGGAGGCGAGCGCGACAAACGCAGCGGGTCGCTTGTCTGTCTTTTTCCGACGAGAGGGAACCTTCAGCACTTTGGGCTTAGGCGGATCTGGTTTCAACGCCTCGAGCGTAGCCACCTCATCCTCGAGCACATCGACCCAATGATTGAGCTCGCGTAACTCAATCCGAAGATCGGCAATAGTTCTTTGGTTCCGGTGTCGATCTCGAGCTGAAACTCGAGGCATCTGCTCAGACTCGACCAAACTCTCAATCGTCGGCTTGCTGTCGCTTTCGGACGCCATCACAAAATTGCTTCAAGCCGATGGCTGGGAAATCTGGAATCGAGTCTTGGCAACGTCGCCACGCGCTTGTCCAAGACAGACCAGCGTCTAGAAAAGCTGACACCAGCTCGAGCACCCATGGTTTCCATGAAGGATCCTCCGGTTCCCACTTGTCCCACCAATCGCGCGCTCGCGACAGGCTCTTTTCGTGGTTTACGTATTGCTGAATATCAGGCAGGTTTTTGTTTGCCATCAGGACTACACCGGATCAGGCCAGCAATAACCGACCATGCGAGCGACCCAACGAACGGCTGGCCGATCAGGATCTGAGGCTACGATCGATGCGTAGTCTCGAGTTTCTTCAAACGTGGGTTGCGGGCAGTAGACAAGATCATGTCTTGTTGCGGTTTGGCAACCGATTGAGCCGATCGACAGACTCAGGGCCAGTAAGAGGAGGCCGAGACGCCAGCATCGACTGTCGCTCAAACCAACGCAGAGCGCGCCGCAACGTCTCAGCCTCCGACTCAAGCTGGCCCACCCGTTTTGCCAGCGACGATCTCTGCCAGTTGAAAACCAGCGCGAGAACGATAGCCACCAGCGAAACCCCAATTGACGACCAGGCTGCAGCATTCATTCGTCGTGAAAAATCGGCGAGCTCGTGATGGCGCGCAGACCTGCCATGATCATGCCGATCGCCATCATCACGTATCCGCCGGTCTGCTCGTCAGCAAACGTCACAGAACTGAAAAACGTCTGCGCCGCGCCGGCAACCGTAATCAGAGCTGCAACCGCAGCAGTCTTCCAACCCTTCATCCTGTCCTCACTTTCTGCCGTCGTGCTCGCGGCTGAAATGTCCCAAATCCTGGAACCCTACAAAATCACCGCCCCAACAATTGCCGGGTCTGAGGTTTGTCCAGAAAAACCCAAGCGGAGCGTAAAATCTCTTCTCGTCTGCAATGCGACCCTCGCGGATCACATACACATCTGCGGCCAAGCCAGATACGTGCAAGCTATTGCGTATGCCTATAGGGCGAAATCTGTGCTCAATCAAATTTGAATCATGCTCGCGTTCGTCTAACTCGCAACGCGCGCCTGCCGCATTGACGACCCTGCAATGCTGCGAATTCCACAAAGCTTCTCGGCTTGTCCGCCTGCATTGATCGACAACAAATTCCAAACCTCGAGAGCTTGCGAACGAAAGCAGGAGCGCCAAATCAGCAGAGAATTCAATCCGCTTCTGCAATAACCGCATCAGAGTTTCGCCCACAGCTCAATGCCCCACGCCGCTCCGGTCACAACTGCAACCGAAACTGCGCAAAGCGTGGCCGTCTTTGCTTGGAATGTCTTCAGCTCAGAGCACAACTCCATCAACTCCCGCTCGAGACGGCGTTGATTTGCGTCCATCATGTCAATCACAGTCTTCAAGTTTCTGTAATCATGACGCAATTCTTCCACCTGCTGAAAGAACATCCCAAGCTCGCGCTGGTGGCCGTTGCCCTCCATTAGAAACAGGCTGTCGCAGGGCTGTGCATCTGAACGTCGTCACCGGCTCCGTTGCAAAAGCAATAGTAATCGCTCGTGTCATTGTAAAAGACGTATGCTTCAGGCTTGCTGGTGCAAGGGTCCGCGGTCGTCAATGCTCCGGTCAGAATCTGGTCGCCTACGACGAGAGTCGATCCAGCAGCCTCAGCAGCGTGTCTCGGGTACGCATCTGTTGTGATTCTCAAAACCTCATCTGCCTGATCCCTGTACAAATGATCGCCGCTGGCATTCGTGTTTGTAAATGCAATATGCCCAGAGTTCCAATCGCCTCCTCCTACTACGACATTGCCGTAAGTCCCCTGGCCAAATCTGCATTGCCCAGCCGCGCCGAAAATATTCAAACCGCCTCCAGAGCAGTCTTGAGCGTCTATTTGAATAACGGCACCACCGCTGCCATACCCTTGCTGATTCTGAATATGCAAACCGTATCTCAAGCTATTGTGCTTTGCTGTCGCGGAAGATGCTGTCGGCTGTGCAATCTGAATGGCTGTTGTGCCTCCATAATAAATAGACTCGCCAAAGTCATGGCCTACTACGAGTCCTCTTTGCGCCCATTGATTAGATCCAGTCGGGTCAAACTTGCCAGTTGGAAGCGCAGAACTGATAACCCTACCTAGAGTTTGGCTTCTTACGTTCAGCGCATATACGTTGTTTCTGTTGATCCCGATATTCAATGAAGAACCGGGGTTCCCGTTGTACTCAATAGCTGCATTTTGATGAGCCATGCCATTCTCAGCAGCACTAGCAGAGACGGGTTCATCGTAATATCCCATTCTCAAAATAGAATCTTGAGCTAATGGATTGGTAATCCAGAAATTGCTGACTCTATTCACTTTTGTTTTCCACTCCATTTGCCTGTAACGCCATTGCCCGTTGAGCGGATCAGTTGAAACTAGACCGTTGTTTTTATGAACAACGGTAGACTCATCAAAAGTAGCCGTATTCGATGATGCGTCTGTCACAGTAACTGGGTTAGGCGCATTCGTCAGATCTCCATAATCTTGTATCCAAGTCAACGTCCTTGTCCCAGAATCCCAAGCAGTCACATATCCCCAAGACTCGCTGGAATCTACATTTTCAGTAGTCTCAGAATTGTTGAAATCAAATGTGACCGTAGACCCAACAGCAGGATTGAATGTGCCAGCAGAGACTACGACTTGATTGGCCGGCGCAAACAGATCAATATTATTTTCGAGCCAGGTTTCATTTCCAGTTCCGGTAGCTCTATACGCAAGCTCGTAGGAATTGTCCATCGCATGTTCATAAGGATTTACCGGAAGACCGTTCACGCCTGTTTTGTTGTAAAACTGGCCGATCATATTGTCCGGCTCGCCTGCCGGGGAAGCTGCAAATGTGCCCCCGCTAGGGTCGTCAGGGATAGGATTGTTGGATCCGTAAGCCACTCCGTAGCCTGCGCTGACGGTCGCGGGATTCCACAGGTTCATCGTAACGCCATCTAGCTGCTGTCCTGACTCGGGAGTAGGATTAGGCTGGTCAAATTCAACAGAACCACCAGAACCACCAGAGCTCACAGAATCAAAGCTGCCTTTGATTGTAAGCGTAGACACGTTTCCGGCGGATTCAGCGGTATTGATGTCAATCACGTACCACAACTTGTACGCGCGCATCGCACTCAACGACGTGTCCGCAGAAAGCGTAGACAGCGAGTCGCACGAAGCCGTCGCGTCGATGACGCCGTCGTTGTCCCTGTCTACGTTGCTATCGGTGCATGCGTACAGAACGCCAGAAAACGCAGATCCCAGATCGAAATCCATGACTGCGACCGGAAAAGCCAGCCCGATCGAATAGATCCCAGCGGGGGTTTTGGAAGTGAACTGCACAGGGTGGACTCGAGCGGAGCCGCCAGGCGTTCCACCCCCGTACCCAGGCAACTCGGCTGACCACGATGCGCTCGCTGCCAGAACAAGCGCAATCACCAACGACGCAAAAGCTCTCATTTCTTTCTCCAATTTAACCGTGAAAAGCAGCAGGCAATTTACCTGCCTCTGCCAAACGACTCTTGAGTCAAAACCTCAACGCCGTCAAGCAATTGTTTGCCGGGGAGGCCGGTGAATGTGCTGAGCGCAGTAGCCATTGCGCGAACGTGCTTTTCGCCGTCGTAATCTTTGCCGGCGCTCACGTCCATGATCGGCTTGAACAATGCGTTGTAGGATGTTTGCATCAAGCTAGACAGCGGCGTAGACGGCTTCCAACCTCGAGCCATAGTGTCGATTTCTCGCACGATCGGCATTCCTGCAAGCGGACCCATTGTGGCACGGGCCGCCAAGACATCGAAAAACGCTTCTTCGTCGGGCTCGTCTGGACCCATTGCTCCGTTCAAGATGTATCGCAAACCTTCAGACAACACGGTTTCGATCACATATACCCAGAGGTAAAAAGTTGCCAATCGAGCAGCATCTCGAGGCACGCCAGGCACAATGCTGCCCGGAGCTGTCGGATCGCCAAACTGTCGCTTGCCCAACGCTGCGTACACAAACGCTTGCTGCGTCTGCGCGTTCACGTAGGTCATCATCGGCGTGAGCAGTTTCATCATCTCGCCGCCGTCCAGCATTGCAGGCGCATGTACCGATCCGCCAGATCCCTGAGTTCGATCAATAATCTTGCCTGCGTATCTGACTGCGGCTCCCAAATCGTTTGCAGAAATGCCATCTACCTGACCGGACATTGCTTGATGCATGGCGGCAGAAGCAACCACGGTCGAAGAGAACGTGTCGATCATTCCCATCAGCGAATAACCGACGTGCGCGCTGAATGCTTGAATCGTTTCAATGGAATCAATCGGACGCCGCACGTCGATTGGGTGCAATCGCAGCATGTCTTGCTGCGCGTCTCGGTCAAACGTCTCGGCCCGGTTCGCAAGTTCAGGAATCAATTCTCTGTAGGCTTTGATTCGATCCCAATTCCAAACAGTCGCTCCTACGTCACCCAAAGCCCAGAGAATATTCAATGCGCCGACGCGCGGCACAGCGGTCGCAAAACCAGAAAATTGAATTGCAGCTTGGGTGAAGCGATACGCCATTACGGTCAAGCCAAGGCCGTGGCGAGCTCGACGTGCCACTTTGAGAATGTAATCAGGCACGCCCTGGTCACCGTTTCGCAGCGGCGTTCCTTGGCGCTTGAGGTAATCGCGCATGTGTCTGTAGAACTGCTCTCCCAAAACTCGTTTGAGCTCGGGCGCGAGTTTGCGCAATTGCTTATCCGCTTTAACGATCGTGTTTCGCCACGCGATGTCTTTCGACATTGCGTTGACGTGCTTCTGCAGGACTGCGTGGAAATCGGTGCGGACAGTCAGCTTGCCAGACGTTTTCTTTCTGGCCTTCATCGCGCCGACTTTGGTCATGGCCGCGCCGCCGCCGGCAGGCATCAATCCCTTTCCAATTTCCTGAGCCTGGAATTCTGCCGATCTTTCGGCCAGAGCTGGGTCAAACATCAAAGGCCAATATCCGCCCTTCATGATGCGACCCGACGGCAACTGCCACGGCACAGCCTCAACCTTCGGGGGAGTCACGCCGTTGGCCTCGCGCTCTGCCGCCGCCGCCGGCTCCCAAAGCAAATCAACCGCCGCGATTACTGCCTCGAGATAGTCAGCATCTTTGTCCGTTACGTGCGACAGAATCTCTTCAAGCTGGGCGTCGCTGAGCCCGTAGGCTCGCGCGTCTTGAAGAGCCGCTCGATTGTGCGGATTGCCCATGTTCGCCGCGATTGCCAAGATTTCATTCTTGGTAAGTGATTCGCCCAGCGTACTGATCGGAATCGGCTTGCTGTAGAAATTGCGTTGCTCAGCAGGCGTGTACTTTTGCCAAACCTTGTTGATCCGCTCGCTGACCATTTTTCTTAGACGCTGTTCTTCGGAAGCAGCCGCTTTAAATCGCTGCACAAAAAACCGATTGAAAGCGCCTTCGGGGTTCAGGTCATCAAGAATGTCGGCAATTGACTCAAAGGACATTTGCGAGCCGATCGCGCTTCCAAAAAATTTGGCTGTTTTGGACCGTTGCGATTCACCAAGCTTTGTTTTGCCTGCCCAAAACACAGGCTTTTGCTCGTCAAGCGACGCCCGCATTTCGTCAATCTCGGCTCTGTATTCTGCAGCTTCAGCGCCTTCTTTTTCCTGAACGATCTCCATGCCGAATTTTTCGAGCGCTTTGACGCCGATGTACAAATCTTCAAGATCGCTGACGGCCATCGATTTGTAGTTTGGCCTGTCGATCAGATCTTCTACCCAGGGAGGCAGCGGCAAAACGATGCCGTTTGAGTCTTCCACTTTCTTCGCAAACAAAGCGATGCTTGCAGACTGCTCAAGCTTGCGCAGGCTCACATTCTTGAAGGAAACCATTCCAAGCAAACCATCGATCACGTCCATAACGTTGGTGGTCGTGCCGTCCTGGTCTTCGTAATTGGCGTGCTTTGAGAGTCGAGCTCGCTTGCGCGACTTGGGCTTGTCGAATGATTCGATCAAGCGCTTCCACTTGCGGACTTCCTCAAGCTTCTTCGCGCCTTCTTCCGCCAAAGCATTGGCCATCTGCTCTTGGTCGATCGCTTCCTCAAGCGCATCCCAGTCTCGGTTGAGAGCAGCCTCGGTTTGCGTCATCGACGCTTTTGACCTGAGCTTCTTGTAGCGACCGACCTCGCGCTTGAGATCGCCGAATTTGGTTTTCCCAATGATCTCTCGAGCAGCCGCGCGAATTGCTTGCACCGGCATCTTGGAGCGGGCCTGCTTGGCCTCCCTGCGAGCCTGGGTCTGGTCTGCTCTAGCTTCGCGAGCGGCGTCGATGCCGGCCTGAGCCGCAGCGACATCGGCCTGCAAAACTTCAATTCCCGCGGGGTCCACACCCTCTGCCATAGCCTGGTCAAGCGCAGTCTGCGCATCCGCTAGCCTTTGCTGCGCATCCGCGACTGTCGGAGCAGCCTCGCCTCGCAGCCTTGCCCGCTCCACCCGATCAAGCGCTGGCATCTGGCCTCTGAGACGCTTTGCAATGCGCCTCTGCGCCGCGTAGAGCCGATCCCTAGCCTGACCATCTACTTTCTTGGAAGCGGCCTCTCGGAGCTCCTCAGGCGTTTTGACAAGGCCCAATGCAGCAGCCCGCTCCTGCACCATCCTTGAGATTAACTGCTCCGAATTTTCCATGGCCAGCAGCTCGACCAGCATTTCTTCAGCCGTTGAGTATCCAGCAGCAGCAGCGACCGCGTCGGGAGACAAGCCGCCCTCGCGCTTTGACATTCCCCGCAGGGCTTTACGAGTCGCCACATCACCAGCGGCTTCGTCAAGCAATTCTGCGTTCATCTTGTGATCGTCAACCGGAGAGCCTGCGACAAATACCCGCAGGGGCTCGCCCACCTCGGTGCGGCCCGTACGCAACCAGAGCGCCAGCTTGTGTACTCGGCG